ATGCTTCTGTTACGGACGAAGCGTCGTGAACCGGGGTTCTGTGGAGTCGTGTCCTGACGACCTCGGTCCTGATGGTCGCCGCGCGTTCGTGATGGCGTCGAAGCATGTTGACGTGCTGGCCGATCCCGAACGGTTTGCTGATGCGGTGCTCAGGTTTGCTCGTGCGATTGACATGGTCGAGGAGGTTCGGGCGGAATGGGTTTCGTCTGGTCGGCCAAAATTGTTTACTCATTCCAATGGTGCAGTCGTTCCGCACCCGCTCGTAAAGTTGTTGGCTGAGTCGGAGAAGGATGCGGCGCGTTATGGTCGCGCGTTGAAGTTGGAGCCGGAGGCGTTGAAGAATCAGCAAGGCGGCGTCAAAGGTCGCACCGTGGCGAAGGATCGCCAGGCTCCGCCGATTATTCGGGTCGCGTCGAAGTGAGTACGCTGACGAGGATGCGGTGGGAGGAGTACGCGTCGGGCTCGAGGATTGACCATTTCGCGTGGTGGTGCGAGACGTATCTAGTGCAGAGTATCGACCAGTTCGCTGGCGAGCCGCTGGTGATTGAGCCGTGGCAGGTCGAGTTCATGGGTGAGGCGTTGGCGACGAGTGATCCGACTGGCGCCACGCCTAGCTGGGGTTCGGTGACGCTTGTGGTGAGTAGAAAGAATGGCAAGACGTCGATGCTTGCCGCGTACGCGCTCTACCGCCTACTCATGGATGAGACGCAGCCGGAGATCCTCCTGGCGGCGGCGAGTGATAAACAGGCCGGCCGTCTCTTCGATTCGATCGTGTCGTATATTCGTCGCAATCCCGAGCTGGCGAGTATGGTCGTGCTGCGCGAATACATTGGAGAGATCGCTAGGGCTGATGGTGGTGGCAAGATCATGCGGATGGCGTCTGATCCGAATACGCTGCACGGCTTCTCGCCGTCGCTTGTGATCGCTGACGAGTTGCATGCCTGGACGAAGCCAACGCAGCGCAAGGCGTGGGCGGCGTTGACGACGGGCGGCGGTGCTCGTAAAAATACTCAGACGTTTACGATCACTACGGCCGGCGATGCGAACGAGCGCGACACGGGAATCCTCGGCCGGATGATCGACCGGAACGAATCCGTCGGTGATGTGGAGAAGCATCCTGGCCTAACGATCAGTCGAAACAAGAATGCGCGGACGCTGATCTATAACTATTCGGCACCGACGAAGGACGCCACAGATTCGGCCGCGTTGAAGCTCGCCAATCCTGCGTCGTGGATCACGGAGGAGTACCTCGAGCGGCAGGCTGCGAATCCCGAACTATCCGCTGAGGAGGTTCTCCAGCTGCACGGGTGTGTGTGGGTTGCGGGTGCCAATGCGTGGATCTCGGCTGACTGGTGGAATAACGCGATCGAGCGGGACGCGATTATTGAGCCGGGCAGTCGCGTTTCGATTGGTATTGACGTTGGCATTGTTCATGACGCGACGGCTTGTGTGATGGCGTGGCAGCGTCCCGACGATCAGCGCATCGTTCTCGAGGCGAAGATATGGACGCCGTCGCCTGGCCGTAACGTGGATCTCGCCGAGGTCGAGGATCATATCCGCATGATTGGCGCCGAGTACGAGTTGGCTGGATGCTTCTACGATCCGCGATTCTTCGAGCGATCCGCTCAGACACTAGACGCCGAGGGTCTGATTATGGTGACGATGCCGCAGAACTCGGCGACGATGGCGGACGCTTACCAGACTTTCTACGCCATGCTGGGTGAGGGCAATCTGCGACACTCGGGAACGGACGGAGAGTTCGCCCAACATTGTCTTCAGACTGTTGGGCAGATGACGGACCGAGGATGGAAGATCAGCAAGATGCGGCAGCGTCAGCGTATCGATGCTCTTGTGGCTGGCGTGATGGCCACGTATGGTGCAGTTATCCAATCGGAGGGAGCGATCGTGCCGGGGTTCTTTAGTGTCTAAATCGGCGGCTATCATTCTAGTAGTGGAATCGTTCGCTGCGATTCTGATCTCGGTCGGTATTGGCTTGCTGCTTGTGCCGGCGGGAATCATCGCAGCGGGTGTATTTCTCCTAGTGTTCGGCATCGCATACGAGAGGTCCCGTGCTCAATAGAATCTTCAACCAGTCGAGTGAGCACGAAGAGCGTGCGATCAGCTTCCAGTCTATGTTCGCGTCGGGCGATGACTTGATGCTGAGCACGAGCAGTGGCGTGACGATGAGCCAGGACGAGTCGATGCGGCTCGGCGTTGTCTACGCTTGTGTGCGGCTGATTGCGGATTCTATTTCGACGCTGCCGGTTGATTCGTTTGTGCGGCGTGATGGTACGCGGACGCCGTATCGTCCGCGTCCTGTCTGGCTCGACTTGCCGGAGGTTGGCGTCTCGAGGACGGCGCATTTCCAGCAGGTCCTCGTGTCGCTCCTAATCAATGGTAATTCGTTCACGCGTATCCTCCGCGACGATCAGGGCATCGCCGGCCTGGTCGTGCTGAATCCGAAGCGCGTTGAGATTCGCCTGAGTAAGCTGACCCGTCGTCCCGAGTACGTCGTCGACAATGGCAAAGAGATCGTGGCCTACGAGGACATGATCCATATCACCGAGTTGCAGATGCCGGGCGAGTTGCGTGGCCGGTCCCGCATCGATCTCGTGAAGGAGACGCTGGGACTGGCTAAGGCTCTCGACGCGTTCGCCCAACTATTCTTCGGGCAGGGCTCGACGGTAGGCGGTCTGATTGAGTATCCGGGGAATCTGACGCGCGAGCAGGCTAAGGATCTTGCCGATTCGTTTGAGGCGCAGCATCGTAGCGTGCGGCGTGCTCATCGCCCTGGCGTCTTGTTTGGTGGCGCGAAGTTTACGAAGACGAGTGTGCAGCCGAATGAGGCGCAGATGCTCGAGTCGCGCCAGTTCGCCGTGGAGGAGATCGCGCGAACGTTTAGGTGTCCGCCGTCGATGATTGGCGTTACCACTCCGGGCGCAATGTCGTATGCGTCGGTCGAGCAGAATGGCATCCAGTTCGTGACGCATACGCTCCGCCCGTACATCGTCAAGATCGAAGACTCGTATTCGCGCCTCCTGCCGGGCGTCGCATTCCTATCCTTCAACGTGAACGGCCTGCTCCGCGGCGACACGGCTAGCCGTTATGCCGCCTACTCGACAGGCTTGCAGGCTGGATTCTTTAGCGTCAATGATGTGCGTCGTATCGAGGATTTCCCGCCAGTAGACGGCGGCGACGTCAACCGCGTGCCCCTTGCGAACGTCGATCTTGCCGCGGCGAACCTGACCGAGCTGGACAAGAAGAGCGTGATCGCGCAGCGCATGATCCAGTCCGGGTTTGATCCGGCCGCTGTCCTCGAGTCGCTCGGCTTGCCGGCCGTGCCGCATACGGGCCTGCCGAGTGTGCAGCTGCAGGCTATCGCGCAGGTCGATCCGGAAGATCCGAAGGCGGCTTACGAGGTCGACGCGTGACGATCGCCACGAATCAGATCACGCTAGGCACGGCGCGCAAAGTTGTTGCCGGCGCTAGTCAGATGAGTCAGCGCGTAACGGTTCACAATAACGAGTCGGCGCAGCAAGTCTTCCTCGGAGGATCAGACGTCACGACTAGCAACGGTATCCATCTTGACGGCAAGGAAGAGCGATCGATCACGCTGAACCCTGGCGAGGTTCTCTATGGCATCGCCAGCGGATCGCATTCGGTCAGCGTGATGATCCAGACGATGGGGTAAGCGTGCCGTATTTCATTACTGACCAGAGTGCTGAGTGTGACGGGTGGGCGACGATCAAAGATGACGGCGAAGTGATTGGCTGTCACGAGTCGAAGGATGCTGCTATCGCGCAGATGGTCGCCGTCTCTCTGGCTGAGGGACTCGAGCCGGGTGGCGAGCGGAACCTCGATGGCGCGCCGGCGATCATCGTCGACATTGACGGGACGCTGATCTCGTTCGAGGGCGAGCCGATCCGTAGCGTCGTCGACTTCGTGGACGAGTATGAGGGGACTGTCTTGATCGTGACGGCTCGTGTCGAGACTGATCGGGCGGCGACGATCGCCGAACTCGAAGCGGCCGACGTGGATTGGGACGAGCTCTATATGAAGCCGACGGCGGATGCTGATTCGCTGATGTTCAAGTCTGAGACGGTGAAGGATCTCCTCGACGTGTGGAATCTCGAGCTAGCCATTGAGAATGATGCCGATGTGCGTGCTGAGTATGCGCGCCTCGGAATCACGGCCGTCGTGCCGAGTGCTGTGCTCGAGACTGGTGTCCGCGCGTTGCCAGAGAATTATCGGCCCGCGTTGGCTGACGATGTGCCGGAGGGCCGGGCGTGCGGGAATTGCATTTTTTATGACGAGTCGAACGTCGAGGGTGGCAAGGCGTGGTGCGAGCGGTGGGACGAGTATGTCGACGGCGCGTATTATTGCAACGCGTGGCGCGCCGACGAGGACGATGAGCAGGACGACGAGCTCGATGAGCGCGTCGTCGATCTCTCGCTGCCCGAGTATATCCAGATGGCCGCGATGCGTGGTGTCGAGTATTACGAGGCGGGTCGCGCGGGTGATGGCGTTGTGGATCGTACGATTCGTGAGGCGCGTCTGATGAGTCGCGGCGAGGTGTCGGAGGATAAGGTCATCCGTGTCAGTGCGTGGGCTGCTCGTCACCTAGTCGATCTTGACGCGCCACAGAATAATGATCCTGACGATGATGGGTTCCCCGGCGCTGGCGCTGTCGCGTTCTACTTGTGGGGCATTGACCCGCTCGACCCGTCGCCGGCGATTCGCTGGTTTGATGAGAAGGCCGACCAGATCCGCGAGGAGGAGCGTAGCCTAGACACGGCCGTTGTCGGTGCTACCCTTTCTACTATGGATAACGGAGTCGAGACGCGCCGCATCACTGTCAACGAGTTCGAGTTGCGCGACGCAGCCGAGGGTAATGGCATGACGTTCGTTGGGTATGGCGCTGTCTTCAATTCTGATAGTGAGCCGCTGCCGTTCACGGAACGGATCGCGCCTGGCGCGTTCTCGCGTTCGCTGCGTTCGCGTAACGAAATCAAGATGTTCGTCAACCACGACACGACGCAGGTCCTCGCATCTAAGCGTGCCGGAACCCTGCGCCTGTCCGAGGACACGCATGGCCTCCGCGTTGAGGCTGACCTGCCTGATACGACCGCTGGTCGCGACATGGCATTCCTGATCAAGCGTGGCGACGTCGCCGACATGTCGTTCGGCTTCAGCGTTCCGCGTGGTGGCGATTCCTGGAGTGATGATGGTGCTACGCGCGAACTGCGCGAGGTCCGTCTCCACGAGGTGAGTATCGTGACGGGGTTCCCGGCGTACGCCGCGACGACTGCTTCGGTCCGTAGCCTTGACGGACTCGTTGAGGCTACCGGCCTCGAGGCTGACAAGTTGAACGCGGCGATCACGGCGCTGGAGAATGGTGACGAACTCGACGAGGCGCACGCTAGTATCCTTGACGCGGCCATTGGCCGGTTGAAGATGCAGCGTGATGATGTGGCGGCTTCGTTGTCGCTGAAACAGAAGCAGCTCGACGTGCTTCTCGCCCGCGTCTCGTAACCCCGATTATCTGCGTTATTCTATGAGGGTCTAGCGCGGAGCCGCGCTGGCACTTTCGGATTCGCGGAGCCGCGGCCGGTGGCACTATCAACTCGATACCCTTGAAAGGGGTGGACAATGTCTGATTACATCAATCGACAGCACGAGCTCCGCCAGGCCGCATGGCATGAGGCGAAGCATCTTCTCGATACGGCTGGCGCGGAGAAGCGCGACCTGACCGCTGAGGAGCAGGAGAAGTACGATCGCATTAGCGCGGATCTTGATACGCGTGGCGCGATCATTGAGCAGCTGAAGGCTGACGAGGAGCGCGCTGCGCGTCTCGACGCTGCCGCTGCTGAGCTCCGCACGGACGAGGCTCCGGCCGGCGACGATACGGATGCTGAGACGATCCGCGCGATGGCGCGTGGCGAGGTTCGCTCGTTCAACTTCGAGAAGCGTGACGTCCTCACGTCCTCGACGGGCGCCCCCGTTCCGACCTCGTT